CATTTGCAGTATCTAAAGCATTATCCAATAGAAACTTAATTAGTTATCTGCAAACTAAAAGAATTGTTGTAGGTACTACTCAAAGTAATAATCCTATTTCACTTGGTATGTTTTATAACAAAAGTAATACACATACTATTCCTGCTGTTTATAGAGATTATTTTAAAGAATTTACACATCCATTATTAGGAGATGCTCCTGTAATGGTACATCAAGATATTCTTAAATCATTACGTATGGTATTTGATGCATCTACTGAACCAGAACTTATGGGTGCTATATTTAATATTAACTTAATGATGAAAAGATCTGCAGTATCATTTTCATTTTTTCATGCAGGTGCATTAGTAGAAAGTATGTTTTTTGCTGGAGTACCTTTAAAACTTATTGGTAAATTTTTAAACCCAAGAAGTAAACAAGAGTTATTAACTATGATTGATAACCCTTCTATTACATTAAAGAATTTTGATCATGCTAAATTTGCTGCTGAACAATTAGGATTTAAAGACATTGTTAAATTTGCACAGTCTGCAAGATTACAAATATCTACTCCTGAAGATGTAGGATTTGATAGATTCTATGCAAACATACGAGGTATTGACAGATTTTTTAAACATCACTTTGGTATTAAGAGTATAGAAAAAGTAGAAAAGGTTTATAAATGGTTTGATAGAATTACATGGGATCGTTTATTTACACAAGCTAAACTGTACACATTTTTAAAACAATTAGATAAATTAGTTCAACCTGGTGATACACAAGCTATTATTTATAGCAAAGCTAAAATAGCTGCACAATTTGCTAATGATGCATTTGGTGGTCAAGACTGGGTAGGTATTACTCAAAAGATAACTAATCCTATGATTAAGAAATTAGCACAAACTGCATTTGCTCCTGGCTCTAGAGGATATATGCAATTGTTAATGTTTGCTCCAGACTGGACTATATCTAATATTAGAATTATAGCTAAATCATTACCTGCATTTGAATCTGATCCTATGGCAAGACGCATGTATCAGTATTACTTTGCAAGAGCAGCTCTTATGTATGCTACTATAGGTACTGGATTAAACTATATGTTTAGTGGACATTCACAATTAGAAAATAAAGATCCTACTAGAATAGATTTAGGTGATGGTCAAGTTCTTACATTTAGTAAACAATTAATGGAACCATTTCATTGGATTACAGATCCACAAAATACTGCTCTTAAAAAGATAGGTTCTGTACCTAGAGCAACTATTGAGATATTAACTAATAAAGAATATTTAACTACTAAGTGGAGTCCTAATTTAACTACCAAAGATGACACAGCTATTGAAAAAGCTATTGCTATTGGTGGCAAAGCTGGAGAAAAATTACTTCCTATTTGGTTACTTAGCTCAGTACGTACAATATCTGAACGATATGAAAACGAAGGTATTAGTGCAGACTTAGCTTCTGATGTTGCTTTAGATTATGTATTAGGACAATTAGGTCATCCAAGATATAAAGGGCCAAGAACAAGTGCTTATAAATTAAAAGGATTAGTTAGATCTCCTTATGAAACATTATTTTAATGGAATACGTATTTATTATATTACTTAGAATTTGCACTGTTGAAGGATGCACAGAACCATTTACAGATTATGTATTATATAAGTCTAAAGAAGTTTGTCTTAATGAAGCATTTACTAAATCTATTTTAGTTAGCGAAGAATTAATAAACAACAAATCATTTGACGGCATAGCATATAGAATTGAATATACTTGTGATAAAATTGTTAGTAATAATACCTAGATTTTTAAAACGAATACCAGTATAAATTGCATATGTATAAATCAATACTTGTCATATCTGACACTCATGTTCCTTATCATCACAAGGATTTACTTCCTTTTTTAAAAGAAGTAAAAAATAGATTAAACCCAGATAAAGTTGTACATATCGGTGATGAATTAGATAAACACGCTTTATCATTTCATGACAGCGATCCAGATCTACCTAGTGCTGGAGATGAACTAAAAATATCCATACCCATAATAAAAGAAATAGAAAAACTATTTCCTCAAGTTGATCTCTTAGATTCGAATCACGGATCACTTGTTTACAGAAGATCACTAAGGCATGGAATACCAAAAGCATATCTTAGAAACTATAACGAATTTTTACAGGTAGGTAAAGGATGGCAATGGCATGATGACTTAACTTTAAAAACTTCTTTGGGGCCAGTTTATTTTTGTCATGGTAAAATTGCAGATGTACTTACGTTAGCTCAATCTATGGGAATGAGTTGTGTACAAGGACATTATCACAGTTCTTTTAATGTTAAATTTTATGGTAACTCATTAGGTTTATATTTTGGTTTGCAGGTAGGATGTTTAATAGATAAAGATTCATTAGCTTTTCGTTATAACAAAACTCAAAGGGCTAGACCTATAATAGGATGTGCTGGTATAATAGACGGATTACCTAAACTTATACCAATGGTGCTAGACAAACATGGGCGATGGATCGGAAAACTTTATACCTAGAGGTATTAGAAATAATAATCCAGGAAATATAAAGAAAAATAATATTGAATGGGAAGGTCTTGTTCCTGAAGATGAACAGACTGACCAGACTTTCTTTATTTTCTCTAGTCCCAAATATGGCATTAGAGCATTATCTAAAATTTTAATTACTTACAGAAGCTATGGATTAACTAATATTTATTCTATTATTAATCGTTATGCTCCACCTTCTGAAAATAATACAGAAAACTATAAAGAATTTATTTCCGCTAGAACTGGTGTTGGTGTATTATATAATTTAGAAAATACTATTGAAGACTATTTTCCTATTGTTAAAGCTATTATAGAAATGGAAAATGGAGTGCAACCTTATGATGACGAAACAATATTAGAAGGAATGTATTTAGCATGGAATTAATATTAAAGTACATACATCATATTGCTGCAAGAATAGAAAACTATACTTGGAGAAAACTATATGCGGAAAAAAAGCACAGTAAATAAAGCAAATGTTTATACTAAACCTGCATTAAGAAAAAGATTGTTTCAATCTATAAAATCTAGAGCCGTTATGGGTACTCGTGCAGGACAATGGTCTGCTCGTAAAGCACAATTATTAGCTAAAAGTTATAAAGCTAAGGGTGGTGGATATAAATAATGTACGCAAAACGACAACAAAATTTAGTTGATTGGGGCAAACAAAAGTGGAGAACTAAATCTGGTAAAAAATCATCTGTTACTGGTGAACGATATTTACCCGAAAATGCTATAAAAGCATTAACTCCAGCTGAGTATGCAGCAACAACAAAATCTAAACGATTAGCAAAACGTAAAGGTAAACAGTTTTCTAAACAACCTAAACGTATTGCAAAAAAAACAGCAAGGTATAGATAATGGCTAAAACAGCAGCATGGCAACGTAAAGAAGGCAAAGATCCTAAAGGTGGTTTAAATAGAAAAGGTGTAGCTTCTTATAGAGCAGCTAATCCTGGATCTAAATTAAAGATGGCAGTAACTACTAAACCATCTAAATTAAAACCTGGATCCAAGTCTGCAGCTAGACGTAAATCATTTTGTGCTAGAATGTCAGGCATGAAGAAAAAGTTAACTAGCAGTAAAACTGCTAATGATCCTGATTCTAGAATTAACAAAGCATTAAGAAAATGGAATTGTTAAATGATACAGTTTTTAGGTTTAGCAAAATTATTTAGTAATCCTATTACCAAGTATGTTGGTGAAAAAGTTATAGGATATTTTGAGCATAAAACTGAAGTATTAAAAAATGAACGTGTAGCTGAAATTGAAGCAAGTAAATCAGTACAAGTTCAACAGATTATATCATCAGAAAAATCATGGAAAGATGAGTATCTTACTATTGTATTTACTTGCGTATTAGTTGCACACTTTATACCACCAGCTATGCCATTTATGGAACAAGGTTGGGAATTACTTAAATCAGCTCCATCAGAATTTTGGTGGGTTATATTAACTATTGTATCTGGTTCTTTTGGTATGAATATAATGGATAAATTTAAAAAGTAATATGAACATTATTGCAAAACATTATGAACAAAAGTTAAAAGAACAAGCTGATAAGCTATTACACAAGAATAGAAAAGAAGTATCTATTAATGCTAATGGTACTTCTGGCTATAAGATTAAAGAAGGTGTTAACAAAGATAAAGTTTTAGGACATATTGTAACAAAGTCTAAAGAAATATGAACTGTATCTTTAAACTATATGCTGGGTTCTGTTGTTTATTAAATAGTTGTAAATGCGATAGACCTACACCACAAACTCCTAGCAAATAATTTAATCTACTTCTTCTTTGTAATCTCTTTCAAGAATCATTTCTAAATAATGAATTGCTTTCTTGATATCTTCTGCCTTGTTCTTTTTAGAATGTCTGCATATATATTTAATTGCATTACCTTCTGCAAATAACATCTTGTTTTTATTAACAAAATC